CGCGTTGGCAGTTGAAGCACTGTCAACGAGGCTTCTAAATCAGACACTGAGTGAAGAAGAGTTCTTTGGAGCTCTTAACACTCTTGTCAGATTTTAGGAGCGTGTGACAAGACCACCCATCGGTTAGGCTCTGTTCGAGCTGGGTGTAAACATGAACCGTTTCCATCATCTACATCCCTTCCAGTGGAAAGGAGGAGATGCCATGACAATTCATATGAATTGTATATTGGACAGGAAACCTCATGTCCAACGCCGTCTCAAGAGCATCCCGTTACCTCCATCCATCAAACAAGATTGCTATGCAACCTTTGTCAAATGGGTTGAGTGTTCGGGACCCGAATGGGCTGTTACTCGGTTTAAGGAGTTTAGAGATTGTTTATTACAATCCTACTCCGCAGGTCAATTGACCGCTAAACCTGAGTGGTTTTCTTCAACCCGCCGTGGTAATCTACGAGGACTGTTTGGACGTCTGTATAAGATTGGAATGAGCAATGAGAGAAATCTCAAAGCAGTTCTTTTCTTATTACAAGTGTACACTACAGTATCCTATCGTAGACCATCACCCATGGGCGTGAGAAAAGCCCTTAGAAGCATACGATCGCAACCTGCGAAGATGCTTCAGATTAGGAATCGTATTTATCCTGCTTTGAAGTCCTTAAGACTTCTAAAGCAATTGGAGATCTCAAAACCAATTCCTCTTCTCCAGGTTTTACCTGGGAGGAAGACTTCGGTTGAGAAACTTCCTTGGGATATTTATTATTCCTTTCAAGGGCATTTTGCTAAGAGGTTTCGGCCTCTTATGCAAATGGCGGTTGGTTTCTCTGTTGACATAGATTATGATCCTCTATATGATCCTATATTGGATCTAAATGAGGTTCATGATGCTATATACTCCGTACGTTATGTAGACCACTTGCCTGGAGACAGGCTTGCGGGCTACATTCATGTTACGGAAAACCCAGGATTGAAAGAACGGTATTTTGCCGTTCCCAATCTTGTGTTTCAGAGAGCTTTGGACCCACTTAAGTGGGCTTTAGCTGATGTTTGTAAGAAATTGCCATGGGATTGTACCCATGATCAGCGTAAAGCTGATGATGTAATTTCTCAACATCTAACCAACGGTTTCACAGTGTTCTCCTTTGACTTATCTTCTGCTACAGACCACTTTCCGTGGCACTGGCAGAAGCATGTTCTGTTTGGGTTGATAAAACCCAAATAT